TGGCTGCCTACGAGAAGGCCAAGGAGATCCTTGACCGCGCAGGCTCCGAGTCACGTAACCTTGACGCTGAAGAACGCCAGAGCGTTGATCGTGCGTTCGCGCACATGGACGACCTGAAGGCCCGTGAGACTGACTTCCGCAGCCTTCAAGACCGCGAGGAAGAGATTGAGGCGGCGACCGAGGCTCACGTTGAGGCTCGCACCGTTTCTGCTCCCGTCGTGGAAGAGCCGATGGACGACAATGAACTGATCCGCAGCCTCGCCCGTGGCGAGCGCCGCAGCATCGTGTTCGAGCGTCGTGATATCACTAAGGGTTCGACTGGCGCACCCGTCCCGACCTCGTTCTTCGATCAGGTCGTGAACGTCGCCACATCGGTCGGCCCGATGCTCCGCACCTCCACCATCCTCAACACGCAGAGTGGTGAAGATCTGGAGATCCCAGCGATGACCGCCTACTCCACCGCCGCGCTTGTCGCGGAGGCCGGCTCGATTGGCGAGTCTGATCCGACCCTGGCGACCACGACCCTGGGCGCTTACAAGTACGCCTTCTTGGTTCAGGTTTCCAGCGAGCTCCTTGAGGACGCTCACGTCAACATGACCGATCTGCTCGCCACGAACTGCGGCCAGGCAATCGGCGTGAAGGTGAACAGCGAACTGACTGTCGGCGACGGTTCCTCCAAGCCCAACGGCATCGTTACGGCTGCGTCCGCTGGCGTGACCGGCGGCACCGGCGTGACGGGTGCGTTCACTTACGAGAACCTGGTGGATCTCGTTTACGCTGCTGACCCTGCTGCGCGTGCGCTGCCAGGGTTCGGCTTGATGCTTGCGACTTCCGCTGTGGTGGATGCTCGGTTGCTTCAGGATGGTGCGAGCCAGTACATCTTCGCGCCTTCCGCGTCGGACGCGACACCGGACACCCTGCTCGGGTTCCCGCTGATCGAGAACAACGCTATGGCCGCTGTCGGCCTCGGCGCTGTTAGCGCCCTCGCGGGTCACTTCCCGTCCTACTACGTGCGGCAGGCCGGTGGCATCCGCATGGAGCGTTCGGATGACTACGCCTTCGCGAACGGGCTGGTCACGTTCCGCTGCTCGCTGCGGGTTGACGGCGATCTGCCGCAAACCTCGCACGTCAAGAAGTTCACGGGCGGCGCCTCCTAGTCAGGAGAACACAAGCGTGATGGGGGGGCGGGCATCGCAGGACTCGCCCCCCCATCACACCCCACAAACACTGAGGGAGAACGCATGACGCTTTACGCATCCGTGGCGGAAGTGAAAGCCGCGCTGCACATCACCGACACGGTAGATGACTCCCTCATAACAATGGCCGCCACGAGCGCGAGCGCACTCATTGAGGGGTTCTGCGGCAGGCGGTTCGACAGTGAGAGCGCGACCAGGTATTTCACCGCTGACAACGCTTACGTCCTTCAGATTGATGACTTGGTGAGCGTCACGAGCATCGCCACCAGCAGCCAGTCGAATGGAACGTATGACGTGACCTGGGCCGCCACCGACTACCAGCTTGAACCGTTGAACGGTTACGCGGACGGGTTGAGTTTCCCCACGACGCGCATCAGAGCCATTGACCGCTACCTGTGGCCCGCATCGAGCACGATTGGTGGGCTTGAAGCGGACGTGAAGATTGTCGGCACCTGGGGGTTCTCAGCGGTTCCTAGTCAGGTGAATCAGGCAGCGGTGATCCAGTCCATGAGGATCTTCAAGAGGCTTGACTCGCCTCTCGGCGTTGCCGGCTTCGGTGACTTCGGGGCGATGCGAGTGAGCAAAGGACTCGACCCCGACGTTGCTCAACTCGTCGCGCCTTACGTTCGCCACGTCGGTGTGGCATGACAACGCTCAGCGCGTTGCGATCTGGCATCGCCACGAACCTTGCAACCATCAGCGGGCTTCGCACGTCCGCAACAGTTCCCGATGACGTGAATCCTCCTATCGCCGTGGTCGCTCCCCAAGGGATCACGTTCGACACTTCGTTCGCTCGCGGCCTTGACACTTACGAGTTCAACGTTCTCGTGATCGTTGGTCGAGTTGATGAGCGCAGCGCCCAAAACAGGCTTGACGGTTTCTGTAACCCAACAGGGTCGTCAAGTATCAAGACCGCGCTAGAGAGTGACAAGACTCTCGGCGGGGAAGCACAAAACCTGCGATGCACAGAGATGCGAAACTACAGCAGCCTTCCGGTAGGTGAACTGACTTACCTGGCTGCTGAGTTCGCGGTCACCGTTTACGCAACCTAAGAAAGAAGGCAACTCTCATGGCAAAGTTCGTCGCCACGGATTACAACATCACCATCGGCGGCACCGATTTCAGTTCATCCATCGCATCTGCTGAGCTCAGCATTGAGGTTGATGACGTTGAAACGACGGCGTTTGGTGATTCCTCCCGCACTCGCGTGGGTGGATTGCAGACTGGAACACTCACGCTGGACTTCCATCAGGATTTCGGTGCTTCCGGTGTTGACGCGACGCTTGAGCCGCTGATCGGCACGAGCGTGGCTATCGTCATCAAGCCGACGAGCGCGGCTACTGCTGCAACAAACCCGACCTACTCGTTCAACTGCCTCGTCACGCAATACTCGCCGTTTGCTTCTAGTGTCGGCGACCTGGCGACCTTGAGTGTCACCTGGCCGGTTACGGGCGACATTTCTCGCGCTGAATCGTAAGAGAGTCAGGTTCCTGCGATGAATAAGGTTGCCTTGCACGTTGACTTGAGCGACGGGTCGGGCGTGGACGTTGAAGCGACCACGCCTGACCTGATCGCCTTCGAGCGTAAGTTTGACAAGTCGTTCGCTGCGTTCGCGGATGATCTGCGGTTGGAATACATCGTTTGGCTGGCGTGGCACGCATTGAAGCGCACCACGCAAGTCAGCGTTGAGTTTGATCCGTGGACTGAAACCGTGGACGGCGTGACGGTGAAGGCGGTAGCAGACCCGCCCCCTTTGGAGAGCAGTCAGCCCACTGGTTGATCGCGCACCTGTCCTACGAGTGGAAGGTCGCGCCCAGCCAGCTGGTTGACGAGTCTCCAAGAATGTTGACGACCATGAGCAGGTACTTGCGTTGGCGTGCGAGTGAGTACCGGAAGGCGGCGAGCAAGTGACCACATCCATTGACCTTACAGTTGAAGGCGTGAATGAACTGGTCAACCGTCTTGCCAAGTTCGACAAGGATGTCTACAAGATCCTGACCAAAGAGGTTCGGGAAGCCGTCGGCGATGTTGCAAGCAGAGCCAGGACTTTGACGCCTGGTGGTCGAGCGTTGCGAGGTTGGGGGCCGTGGAACTTGACGACCGGACAAACCGCGAACGTGGGCAGCATCAGTCTTGTCACGGGCAGTCGTGACCTCGGCTTTCAAGGTTCTTCTGTTCGCCGTGGGATCAAACCAAGAGCGGTGCGACGCAGCCAGAGAGGGCGCGTCACAAGTTTCAGCGGCATGGTTGTCACTAAGACAGCCGCAGGAGCCATTTACTCGCTGGCGGGAAGTCGGGATCAAACCGATTCGTTCAACAAGTTTCTCAACCGTAAGCGTGGCACTACGTTCCCTCGCGCCTTGACAGATGCGCGAAACATAGAGGGACCAAAGGCAGCCAAAGCAATCACCAAAGCAATCAGGAAAGCCGCCAAAGCGGTTGAAGGTAGGAGGGTCTAGGTCATGGCAAAGGCCCCCATCAACGTCAAGATTGAAGGCGACTACAGCGACCGCGACATCAAGCGGGCGCAACGTGATCTTGAAAGTCTCAAGCGCAACAGTCAGCAGACAACGCAAAAGTTCGGCGCTATGTCTCGCGGCATGAAGTTCGCGGGCGCTGCTATCGCTGCGGCTGCTGCTGGTGCCGCGTTCGGTGTTACTCGTTTCGCCGCTGACAGCGTTGGCGCTGCCAGCGACCTGGATGAGTCGTTGTCTAAGACTCGCACCGTGTTCGGTGACGCGAGTGCTGCTGTTGAGAAGTTCGCGCAGGACGCCGCAACGAACCTGGGCTTGAGCACGCAGGCTGCGCTTGAGGCGACGAGCACGTTCGGCAACCTGTTCACCGCCATGGGCATCAACCAGGGGAAAGCCTCTGCCCTGTCGCAAGAGATTGTGCAGTTGGCTGCCGATCTCGCCTCATTCAACAATATTGAGGTTGAGGAAGCGATCATCGCTCTCCGCAGCGGCCTGGTCGGTGAGACTGAACCGTTGCGTCGCCTGGGCGTGAACTTGAGCGCGGCACGCATCA